TACTTTCATCAAACCATAATAATGGTCTTTTAGCAGAGTGTCTAGATGCCACTGTATACACTAGAGGGCTTATGCCATTTTTTAAAGTATAAAGTCTATCTTTTATTTCCCAACTTGGTTTGGTTGGTTGTTTAATAACTGGTGCTTTTTTAGCAACCGGTGCTTCTTTAACAATAGTTTTTATTGTTTTTTCTTGAGGCGCAACCTCAGTTTTTTTAGCTGTAGCTTTTTTTGCTGGAGCTTTTTTAGGTGTTTCCTTTTTTGGCTCTGCTGCTTTTTTTACAGCCTTTTTAACAGGTTGTAGTTCTGCAACTTTTCGTTGAGCATCTTCAAGATCAGGATCAGGACCAAAAATTGGTATCCATATTCCATCTTTACCTTCTTGAAGAACTTTATATTGAGGTGGAAATTCACCTGTTTCTGAAATAATATATTTCATAATATCTCCGATTAATCAGAATATACTTTAACCATTTCTAAAACAATGGAATAAGTATCTCCTGAGCTATGACCTTTAGTGGTAAAAAGAATATCTCCATTCTTACCACTCCCTGCATTATTTGAAAGTCCACCAAAATCTTGAAAGTCCATATGTCCATTACTACTTTCAGCTAGTTCCATAAGTAGAACATTGCTTGTAGCATTAAGAAACATTTGAACTGACATACCAACAATAGCATGACTCACTCGCATTACTCTAACTTCTGAACATGAAACACCTTCAGAGTTAGCAGCTAAAGCAGATACATCTACTTTAGCTACTGCGGATTCGCCACTGCCATCGCTGACATTGGTAAACTTCATAATGCAATTTCTTTCACCATCAATGATGGTTTGTGAAGTTACTGCATCAGCCATAATTTACTCCTAGCTAAAACTATGAGAAACAGTGCCATCACCAAAGACATGACCATTAAGAAGCCATATGGCATCTGTAATAGCTACACATCTAATATGACCGCCAATAAAACGACCATCAGTGTCAGCATCCATAGTTAATCTATAGTCAGCAGCAGCAGGAACATTCCATCCTGCAGTGTCGATATTTTCATTAAGAGCTACTACACTTCCTAATTCATCTTTATCAAGCTGAAATACCATTCCTTGAAAAGTATCTGCATCAGAAGCACCTTGTAAAATAAAAGAGCCTGTAAATGTAGTACCTATATGAAACTCATAAAACAGTCCAGCAGCAGCAGCAGGTAAAGTTACTGTTACACCAGCAGCTCTATTCAAGCTAAAGATAGTTCCAGATTGTGCTGTAGTTGGAGTGTATGTTGCATCAGTAATGCTAGTAACAGGAAATAAATTATTTAGTGTTCCTGTTGTACTAATATTACCGCTTGTATCAACATCTAGATTAGTTGTAATTGCTCCAGTTGTTGAGTTTTTAGTGATTTGTTCAAAACCACCTTCGGACCTAACTGGTCCATTAAATGTTGTGTTAGCCATTTTTCCTCCTAAAGGAAAGCATCTATCATCTTGGCAAGTCTGCTAGGGCAGTTGATAGACAAATTAAAAAATTCCCTAGAATAAAAAAAAGGGGGAACAAAAGCTCCCCCTTAAAAGTCCTTACGAACTACCTGGTGATCCGAAGATACCTAGTGGATCAGATACTCCAAAGGAATATCTTTCTCTAGCTTTGTATCTTACATTACCAGTTTCAAAGTCACCATCCATTGAGGTGGTCATTGGTGCTCTGACAAAATGCTTCATGCCATCTGGAACATCAGTTGTGATAAAGAAAGCATTTGTATCAGTTAAATAATGATTAACTGAATAACCTTCTGGAATCACTCCATTAGTTTTAATAGCATTGATGTCATTGTCAGCAGTACCGACTCTATAGTCACTTTGTAAAAGTCTAGTAGCTACGAACTGAAGATCAGAAGGTACTATTAGCTTTTTAGGTCTAGCTGCAATTTTAAGACCTCTTTCATCAGTCCATTTGCCGATTTGAATGATCGCATCTTCTAAAGATGTTTCATTTAAGTCAGCTCCTGACGAAGGTCTATTGCTGTTAGTTCCACCGCTTACAAGTGGGTGAGCTGTGCTGAATAATGCAACACCATCACCTGAAGAGAAAGTAGTTGAGAATCCATTGTTTAATGGATACGCTGCTTTCACTTGTTTTGTATAAGCCATTGCACGAGCTAGTGCTTTAGTATATCTAGCTGATAAAGAAACATAAAGGTTATCCTCCATTGCTTCTTCGGTCACTGAATATCCCATAGCGATAGTTTCGTGTGTGTAACGAGCCACAAAAGATTCTTGAGCAGTATCATAGTTAATACTTGATCCTTCATCTTTTACTGGTGCTGCACCGAAGCCAGATAGTTTCAGTTCTTCCTCAAATGATCTTTCGGAATTTTCTGTAACATAAATTTCTTCATGCTCGTTTTCGTAGTTACCATACTCTTCACCAAACAAGGCGTTAAGTCCAGGTAATAATTGCTTGAGCTCATTAGCTCTTGATATAGCTGCCATGATTTACCCCTTAGCCTATGCCAGTTGTGTTGAGCAATTGATGCCCTACATTAAACATTACTAATACATCTGTATAGGAATCACCAACTGCACTATCTGGACCATCAACAAAGTCGATGATTTTCACAGGTAATGTGTTAGTGGTTGCTACAGTAGATATATCAACCGAGTTTTTGCTAGTTCCAATTGCTGTACTACCTGCAGTTTGAACAACAGCACAATTCTTTCCAAGATCATCTTGGTCAGCAGCACCATCGCATTGCATTTGCATTACAATAAAAGGATCAGTAGCAACATACGCAACAATATCATCCGCAGCAGTTGAAGCTGGGAAATATTGGTTGGGTGTGAATTGACCTGTAGTTGGGTCAGTGTAAGCACATCCAAGAAATACACCTATTGGTGTACAAGCTGTAGTACCAGTATCTTTTTGGATAGTGGTATTAGGGTTGTCATCACCCCATTTTACAAAATCGCCATAGAATATAGAAGTTCCATATGCATTTTTAATTTTATAATGGGTAACTTTTCCTTGGTAAGGGCTTCCAACGACTGTACCTGTAGGTCTTGCTCCATGTGGAGTAGCCGAACTTGACATAATTGTCTCCTTACTAAATTAATAAATTACAAAAGATTCTAAGAATCTTTCCCAAAAGTTGTTCTCGATTTGCGTTCAAACACTTGTTTGGTCGCCATTCGATTATCTTGGTCTTTAAAATAAGTATTATCAACAGATTCCACTTGAGATGAAGCTAAGTCAGCAAAGTGTTTATCCCTTGCTTCCGCTCTCTCTTTAGGCATCTTACATAATAATTGTCCACCTATTTCAATATGACCTTTTTTTGCCCATTCTGAGTTATGATCCATCATATGTATTTGAAGCTCTGGATGATCTTCAAGTCGGACTGGTTGCCACCCTTCTCTCATTCTTCTAGAAACATTTGGATTGTCAGTTTGCCCTAAAAGAGCAGTCCTTACCCATCTAAATACCCATCCGTCTTGCGGATCAGGTTCTGGAAGATTACCTACACTATCCCAACTCATTGGTCTTGAATCGATTTCTCGACTTTCTACACTCCTTGGAGTACGCACTTGTTCGTTATCATTAGTTTCAGGAGAGTCAGCTTTAACTTCTTCTGATTGATTTTTAGTTTCTTCTGACATATTAAATCTCCTTTAATAATTGATTTGCGTATTGCTCAGGACTAATACCAAGTTGTCGTGCTAAACGAACTTGGGTCTGAGTCAAACGAATTTGCGAGGGTTTTTTATTTCCGCTATCCCTAGTGGCGGATGCAACAACTGTTGAAGGTTGTCGTTTTGGTGTATTAGTTTCATGGACTACATCTGTAGTCTCTTCTACTTGAACACCAAAGAAACTTGGATATTCTTTATGCATAGCTTTATCTACTTCTGCATAATATTTTTGTGCATCTTTTTCAGGAAGTATTCCCTGATTACGAAGTCTTGTATCAATGGTTAAAGCATATGAACTCATATCTTGATGTTCAGGTACTGTGCTCATAAACCAAGGATTTTTGCTTGACCATGCTTTCATATCAGGGTCTAGCTCTTGTGTTTGTTGTACTGGTTGTTCTGCAGGTAATTTTTTTGTTATTTCTGCTTGAACATTCTGTGCCATATTCATTGACTGTTGTTCTGCAAGAGTAGCTTTAGCTATCATCTCTTGTGCTTTAGTCATAGCATCAGCATCGCCTTCTTCATAGGCTTTCTTAAATTCTACTTGAGCATTTTGTTTTGCCCATAAAGCATTGTTATGTGCTTGTTTGTTTAAGACTTCTCCGCCTTGATCAACCATAGCTTGTAGTCTTTGGTTTTCAGACATCATTGTTTGTAGTCTTTGAACAGCTTCTTTTGATTCTCTTGTTGCTGCTTCTTTAGCTCTGCGTTCTTCGTGATATTCGTATTTAATTTTAGCTATACGATCTGCAGCTCTTTTGCTGTAATCAGCTATTTCTTTGTCTACTGCATCATCATCAACTTCAACTGGTGTATCTTCTGCTCTAGGTTTTTTACCTTGATCTTCTACAGGAGTATCGTCAACAATAGTAACTTCAAGATCATCTGGTATTGTGCGATCTATTTCAGTTTGTTTGCCAAAGAATTGATCTTCTTTTGTTTGAACTACTGGTTCATCAAAGTTAGGCTCTTCATTAATTATTTCTGTTTTACTCATGCTCTTACTACTCCTGTTGGATCATCGACCACTGCTTCTACAGTGTCATCATTAATTAAACGAAATTCTTGTCCATACATTTTCATGCGAGTTCCTGAGTAAGCTCTAAAAACAACCCAATCACCTTCTTTACACCAAGGTCCACTTGGAAACCTTTTGCTGTCGTTGTAACATTCAGTACCTAGTTTTAAAACATATCCACAAATATTACTTACTTCTTCATCTCTAAGAGTTGTAGTTGCTTTAATAATACCGCCATCAGTTTTTTCGTCTACTCTAGGCATAGCTATAAGAATCTTCCACCCTTTTGGTTCAGGCAGTTGACTTTTTATTTCTTCTTCTACGATAGGAGTTTCAACGCTTTCTGGTTCTGGAATGTTGACTTGTTCTTTTTTACTCATATTTTATGCACGACTTTAGGAGTCGAGTTCCTATTGTTTGAGAACCCTTTCGATATAATCTAGTAGTTCTCTTTCTGCAAGGGCAATGCCCTCGATAATACCAACCATTTTTTGATAGTCAGGAAAGTCTTTACAAGCTCCTGTAGCAATATGATCAGCGTGTTCATTCATCATATCACGATACTTTAACTTCAGATGTTCTGAAAGTGATAGCTCCGTGATTTCAATTGACATACTAATCGCTATCTTTAATCATATCCTTGGCTATGTCAACACCTGTTTTAAAATCTTCTATTGATTGTTTTTCTTTTTCAGATTCTTTTGATAGCAAATCACTAGCAACTTGCTGTCCTATTTTAGCTCCAGCTATTTGACCTTCTTGTTGCAATCTAGCTTCTTGTAATTCCTTATTAGATGCAGCTTTTGTAGCATCAAGCAATAGTCTACCTTCATCTATATCCATTTTAGCTTTTGCTTGTGCTTCTTTAATTGCTACTTCTCTTTCTTTAGCTTGAATAAGTGGGTCTTTAAGTTGTTCTTGTACTCGTTGTTGTTCAGCTTCTGCTTGTGATGTACCCAATACTCGTTTAGCTGCTTCTGCTACAAGGCTAGAGATACGCTTCTCAACATCTGCTGGGATCGGCTCACCTTCTGGTGGAAGCTCAACACCCATTTCTCTTTCAACTTCTTTTCTATATTGCATTGATAAATGCTCATTAATATAAGCTGAACCTGCAGCAAGTATAGAAGGAGCACTTGGACTTTGACCTACAAGCTGTTGTATTGCAGGGTCTTGCTGTGCTGATGTAACTACAGCAATATGTGCTTCATGATCTTGATCTATAAATGCTTTGACTGGTTTACCAGTAATAATGTTTTGTACTGCAGTGACTGGATCAACTGGTTTAACATCATCTACATCTGGAATAATATCTTCTACATCTTCAATGCCTAATACATTAAGCATCTGTCT